AAAGGAACAGACTTCGGGAAGGTATCAACCGCCGCAATAAAGAACCTTGAACAATGGATCAATAACTATCCGCGTGAAATATTGGGCTGGAAAACTTCTGCAATGTGCTTCCGAGAATGCCTTGACGCGCTATAAAAATAAATTTTCAATTTTTTTCGCATTTACTATTGACATTTCCGAATGTGGGTTGTAATATTAAATGCGAAAGGAAACGAATTCCCCCGAACGGGAATTACGAACCTTCCGCATTTATTTTTTTATACCACAAACCACGATAAACCGCAATAGAAACGGGGTGAAGACATGGCGGGAAATTATAGGTATCTGGATTTTGAGGATCGAAAGAAGATCGAGGCGTGGCACGCCCGCGGGGATCGCCCGCTTGAAATCGCCGCGCGACTTGGCGTGCATACCGCGACGATCTACCACGAATTGCAACGAGGCTATACCGGAGAAGTGGACGCGGCGCAACGCGAAGTTTACAGCGCGGAGCGGGCGCAAGCGGTGGTTCGGGAAAACTTCAAGCGTAGAGGCCGCCGCGGGGCGGCGCAGGCAAACGGCGGGAGCTGAACGGGAGGTTTTGACGGTGACTAATTTTGAAAAGCTGACGCAATCCCCCGCAGGGCTTGGGGCGTTCCTTCGGGGATTGCCGATTTTAGAAGGGCCGTGGGACAACGAATTTCACAAGCGGTATTGCCGGAAATGCCCTTCTACGGATTGCACATATTGTCCGCATGAGAAGTTCCGGAATAATCCGGAATGGTGGTTAAACCTGAAAGCACGATAGGCACGAAAGGAGCTATTCAAACATTGAAGGAATATTACATTGCCTCTGTGAGTTGGGGCAAAGATAGCCTTTATATGCTTCTTCGATTGTTAGAAGAAGGCGCGCCATTGAATGAAGTTGCCTTCTATGATACCGGAATGGAATTTCAGGCAATTTATAATACACGCGACGCAATATTACCGCTTTTGAAGGAACATGGCGTTAAATATACGGAATTCAAACCAAAACGGCCATTTGAGTATGACATGCTGGAAAAACCCGTAAAAAGCAAGAACGGGGATCACTTGGGGTATTCGTGGTGCGGAGGTTCTGCAAGGTGGGGAACGGCTGGAAAGCAGAAGACATTAGACGCGCACGCCAAAAAGTACAGCGATCAAGGGTACATTGTTTTTCAATATGTAGGCATTGCCGCAGACGAACCAAAACGAATTAAGAAGCTGGCCGCGCAAAAAATAGCACCGCTTGCAGAATGGGGCGCAACAGAAGCGGACTGCCTGCAAGGTTGCTATAACCGTGGTTATGAATGGATTGAAAACGGCTTCCGACTTTATGACTTGCTGGATCGTGTGTCGTGCTGGTGTTGCGCAAATAAAAATCTAAAAGAGCTAAAAAACATTTACACATATCTTCCGGATTATTGGGAACGGTTGAAGGGGTTGCAACGCCGGATGGATCGGCCTATGAAGGGCAAAGGGAAAAGCGTTTTCGATCTTGAAGAACGGTTTTCGGAAGAGATGGAACAAGAAAAAGCGCAAATATCACTTTCGGAATTGTGGGGGTGACGATGTGAAAAACAAAGGTTTACGGCTGACGCAGAAGACGGCGAAAGCCCTTATTCAGCGGGAATTGAACCTTTCGGCTTCAAGGCTGAAAACAGAGCGTGCAGAAGGCGGCGTGTATATCTACAAAATGACGCTTGGACGCTTTGAAATCACTGTTGAAAACGATTGGTTCGAGCGCAACGGCCTTTATGTGCTGGAAATATCGTCCGGAACGGGCGAGGCAATGCGGCTTTACTATGATCCGGATACGCTGGAAGAGAATTGCGAAACCGAGGACAAAAACCGTGCCGAAATCAGGAAGGAACATTGCGAAGGGTGCGCGCTTATGCAGGCCGCACGGGAGGGAACGCAATGAAGCGGCGCAGGCCGCGCCGCCGTTCGCCCCTTCCCTTCCTGCTTCTGGCCGTGGCGATTGTCGGGTGCGCCTTCGCCGTAGCGGTTGCGGCGGTGGTTCCGATGGAGGCCGACAGCCCCGGCGGGCAGGATCAAGCGTTGCCAACGCCTACGCTTGAAGAGGCCGAGCGGGACAAGCTGGACGCGTCCACAGCGGCCACGCTGACACCTACGCCCGCCCCATACATACCGGACGAAGCGGAAGTTGAAATGCTGGCGCGCCTGATATGGGGCGAAGCCCGCGGCGTTCCTTCGGATATGCACAAAGCGGCGGTTGTGTGGTGCGTCCTGAACCGCGTTGACACGGAAAGCTGGCCGGACACCGTGGCCGAAGTGGTAACACAGCCGCACCAATTCGCCGGATATTCGCCGGACTATCCGGCAACAGAGGAATTCAAAGCGATTGCCGCCGATGTGCTGATACGGTGGGAGCGGGAAAAACGGGAAGGCGGCGAGGTTGGCCGCGTCCTTCCCGCTGAATATGTCTTCTTCACAGGTGACGGAGAAGTAAACCATTTCCGGACGGAATATGAAGGCGGCATGTTTTGGGATTGGAGCTTGAAAAATCCATACAGCAGTTAAGCGAAAGGAGCTATTCAAACTATGTCGAAACAGAAGCAGGACAAGCAGGGCGGCGGCTGGCAGTTCCCCCGCCCGCTCGAAATTATCAAGTGCAAAGAGGGCAACAAAGAATACATGAAGGAACGCCCCGCGCGCAAGCCTTATGGAAGGATCGTCAAGGTGTGCGAATTCAGCCTTGAAGCCGTCGCAGAGTTTGGCGACGACGACGCGCGGGCGGCGTGGAGGCTGGCAAAGCGGGCGGCGCGCGACTTCTTGCGGGTATCGTGGATCAATACGGCCATTGTAACCACCGCGAAAACCGATCGCCCTTATATGGCCGTGATCGTTTACGGCAAGTATTAAGGGGGCGGCGGGAATGTCAAACAAAGCGGAGCTTTTGAAGAAAATAAAAGCCCTTGCCGATCGGGGCGTTGACGGAGAGCGCGAGAGCGCACAAACCCTTCTTGCCCGCCTGATGGAGCAATACGGGATCAGCGAAACCGAGCTTGAAGAGGAACGCCGCGAAACGGCATGGTTCCCGTACAGTCAAGAAACGGAACGGCGGTTGTTGAACCAGATTATTTACATGGTGACAGGTGCGGGCGGCTTCGGGTGCGTTGGTACATACAGCGGGCGCAAGCGAAAAAAGATGGGGACAGAATGCACCGCCGCGGAACGGTTGGAAATTGAAGCGAATTACGCATTTTTCAGGGCGGCAATGGAAGAAGAGCTTGAAATATTCTATTCGGCTTTTGCGTGCAAAAACAATCTTTTCCCGTCCGAAGACAAAGCGAAACCGCGGGACATTGAAGAGCTTTCACCGGAAGAAAAAGACCGCTATATGAAAGTGGGGTTGATGGCCGAAGGAATGGAGCGGCACACACTACGCAAGGCCATTGCCGCGGGCGAAACCGAGTAAAGGAGGATCACACATGCAAAGAGCCATTCAAAACACACAGGCGGCCACGCGCCGCCGTTCCTGCCCTATTCGGGTAGCGGGAAGCACATTGACGGCGAATGTTGCCTTTGCCGTCCTGAAATACGCCGCCCTTACCGCGGCGGGCGTTCTTCTCTTCTGTTGGGGGCAGGGGTACGCCCTTGCCGAACGCGGATACAAGGCGATCGGCGGTGAAGCGTTGCTTTTAGGGTTGCCGCTGTTCTGGTATCTGACGGAAACCACGATCCGCGATACCGTGCGGGACTTCCGGAAAGGAGGCCGCCGCAAATGAAGATAAAGAGCATTGCCGCGATATGCAAGAAAAACAAACAGGTTGTTTTATTCAACCGATACAGCGATAGCGGCACAATATCGCAGTACATAGGCGACGGAAGCGCGGTTTATCCTATTTCCGGCCTTCCGGAGCTGGACGAAGAGAGCATTTTAACGATCTTCGATGTTCCGGAGAAACAGCGCGAAGACTGGCTTGTGCGGTATCGTGACATTCCGGAGGGGATCAGCTTCGAGGACACCGACGCAACCGAAAAGATCATTGAACAAGGCAACCTTTCGATTGTGTATAGCGGAAAGACCTTGAAACCCTTGCAGACACGCCGCGGGCTGGTTTTCATAGAAAGCCGCTATTTGTCGCCCGTTTCAGATGTGCTTGATGTGTTGGAGCTTTACGAGCGGGTAACGCCTTTCGGTGCGCCGTATATCGTGGCAAAAGCGGGCTTCCTGCTTCAAGCGGTAATTATGCCGTGTGATGTTATAAGCGCACAATTTGTCCAACGCCTGCAAGAGCTGACGCGGCAATGCGCCGTTTCTCTTGATCTTCGAGAACAGGAGCGGGAGCGGCA